TGTTGCAATGTTGGAAGATAATTTTATAGTGTTTTGTTTGCATAATCAGGCTAAAAACGCTAGACTTATTTTATAATAAAATCTTTTACTATGCTAGACAGCTCACAAGAGAATAAAGTTAGGAAACGCAAACAATTTTCAGTATTAATTGATAATAAGGTAGACAACTTTATCGCGAAACGTCAAAGCCAAATGAAACTAGATAAAAAACCGCATAAACACTACTTTAGCCACCTACTTAAACTGGACGGCTACGAAACGAAATAAAAAAACACTAGACTTTTGACACGGAAAACGCTAGACTTTGTACAGCCTAGAATTGCTGCTTTGCGGCCTTCTATTGCTTATAATCTAACCCTTTTACAATGGGAAAAATGGAGGACGCGGAAAAGTTCGCACCACCGGAGTCGGCTACAAAGGTCGATTCTTCAAAATCTTTGGCCGCTCATGGTGAGCGCGAGGATGCGCCAAAGTTTTTAATTAATTTTGCAACATCGGAATTGAAGTTGATCAAAGACGTTTTTTGTCCAAATTCTACGCAGCCGGAATTTAACTTCTTTATTTACGATTGCCAAATGCGCGGACTTAATCCGCTTAAAAAAGAGATTCATTTCGTGAAGCGCCAAGTTTGGGACGGTAAAACACAGGCGTATAAAGATGTTGCGGCCCATCAGGTCGGCATTGATGGCCTTAGAATAATTGCGGAGCGCACGAGTAAATACGGCGGCCAAGATAGCGTTATGTATGGCGATGAGATTGAATTTCATGGTGTAAAAGTGCCAGAATTTGCACAGGTGAGTGCTTACAAGCGTGGAATTGACAGACCATTTACGGCAATAGCTTATTTCACCGAGTTTGCAGGTGTCTTCAAGAAAAACGGCAAGGAATATCTTGGTTCGATGTGGGCGCAAATGCCGCGCCACATGATTGCCAAGTGTGCAGAGGCGCTGGCCTTAAGAAAAGCATTTCCTGACACATTAGCCGGTATATATGCAGATGAAGAAATGGGCCAAATAGAGAATCAAAAGCCAGAGGTAAAAATTATTGATGGTGACGAAAACAGTAAAAACAGTGAGCCAGAAAAGCCACAAAAATCATTTGAGCCTAAAAGGCCAAACATCAGCAGCCCATCATTTTAATTTTTAACCTAAAAAAATATTATGGCCGATACAATAATTTTATTCCCGGAAGAATTAGACCAAAAAGTCAAAACGGATTATCAAGAGCTTGTTTTGCAGGTCGAAGGCTTGCAGATCAACAGTCACGATGATTATGAGTCCGCTGTTACCTTTTTGGCCGCAATTAAACAGAGGCTAAAAAGGCTAGAAGACCGTCGCAAAGAGTTGTTGCAGCCTTTTAATAGTGCAGTGAAGGACGCAAACAACAAATTCAAAGTGCTTTCAGAGCCATATTCAAAGCTCGAAGTTTCTTTAAGAATGGTGCTTAATGATTATATTCGCCGCGAAGAAAAAAAGGCCCAAATTAAGGCCGACGAAGAAAGGCGCAGAAGGGAAGAAGAAGAAGCCCGAAAAGCTAAGGCCTCTGCTGAAAGCGCCAAAAATAAAGAGGTTGTCGAGCAGCCAGAGGAAGCTTTGCCGCCAGTGAAGGTTGAGCAACCGGACTTATCGGTACGCACAGGCGCAGGATATGGCCATACAAAGAAAAGATGGCAGTTTGAAGTAGTTGACATCGAAAAAGTGCCAAAGCAATTCCTAGATGTTAATTCACCAGCCGTAAACGCCGAAATTCGCGGCGGTATTCGCGAAATTCCCGGACTGAGAATTTATCAATCATCAGAAATCGCAATCAGATAACTTTAAAATTATGCTTACATCCACCCAAAAAGAAATTATTAAGGAGCTTGAAAAAGCGTCACAATTTGCTGATCTGCAAGTGAAGCTAATGGCCTCGCAAAGAAATAGGAAAGACGCCCGAGGACCATTGCCTAAAGAATGGCGACTGTTCCCGGCAATGTTGAGCGTGGCGAGCAGGACGTTGCAACTTGGGGTCTGCGAGCAACAGAGGCTTTTCGCAATAATAATGTGTGAGTTTGAACGCCTTTTTATAACCGATGCCGAAGAAACCCTAAGAATGCTAAAAAAAGCAAATGAAAAGCAGAAATATCAAAGAAATTCGGGTGGCCAACATAATTTTTTAATCAAAAAAAATGCTGACAAATGAACAAAAAAAGATTTTGCGCAATTTGCGCGAAGAATGGGTCTTGGTGGACAAGACGGCACGCTTTAAGGCCATACAAAGAGGCGAGGGCGTGCGCGTAGCCGTGCCGGATGACATAAAGGATATTCCGGCGGTACTACTTTTTTTAGTCAAAAACAGTCCAAACGTTCCGGACATTATATTTTCATTGCTTTACGATTCTTTTGAGCAGCTGTTTATGAAAAACCCTAAAAAATTTCTTGAAGTGATCGAGAAAAATGCAAAAGACCGCAACAACTCAATAAAACCATCAAAAAAATGATCAATTATCTAGCGTTATTAATAAGTCTAGTGTTATTATGGATGTTGACCGAAGTTGTGCCCGAAAAATTCAGATCATCAATCTACTTAATAGCGTTTATTGTGTTGATCTCAAATTTTTGGATTCAGTTTATAGAGCTAATTCTAAGGTCGGTTTTCCCCGGAATGGTTTAGTTTTTATCCCTCATTTTATTATTTAAAAATTATAAAAATGTCCATGTCTATGAAAAGGGCGCGAGAAATTCAGCGCAACAAAATACGCCGCGAGCTTGGCACAAAAGAAATAATGAAGCTCTCAAAAATGGGATATCAAATTGAAGCTCTAAACGATTTTCATTTTCGTATCAACAATACTCTTGATTTGTACCCAACAAACAGGCGATTCCACAATATTTGTACCAATCAGCGCGGATATTATGGCGAATTAGTTTTATTCGTCGCTGAAAAGCAAATTGGAATAAGACCGTTTCGATGGATTAGAAAATTATTGGCTGGACTTTAACCAGGGCCGTCAATAATGGATAAAAAAATAATCAATAGTGAAAACTATGGGTGGATAAGCCTACATAGGAAGCTATCAGACAGTAAATTTTGGACATCAGAGCCGTTTTCTAGGCCGCAAGCGTGGGTTGATTTACTTATGATTGCAAACCACTCTGATGGCTTCATTCGTGTTGCCGGAGAAAGGATAAAAATAGAGCGTGGTCAATGTGGTTGGAGTCAACTTAGACTGGCAGGGCGTTGGAGGTGGTCGCGAGGTAAAGTGAAAAGATTTTTAGAAGAATTAGAAAAAACAGAGCAACAGATTGAACAACAGAAAAACAGCAGAACAACGATCATAACTATCAAAAACTACAACCTCTACCAACAACAGAAAGAACATCAGACGAACATCAGACGGACATCAGACGGACATCAGACGGACACTAACAATAAGAATAACAATGGTAACAATGAAAATAATAATAATGTTTTTAAAAATTTAGAAAAATTCTTTCGAGGATTTGTGCCACCGGCCATCGCAATTTCTAAGGCCAGTTTTTATTGGGGTAAAAATCCTAGAGAATCCATTAAGAAGGCACTGGACAATACGTCGTGCATTAGTGAGGCTGGGTTTATTGAATGTTTGAAGTATTATAATAAGCGTAAGAAGGATAATGATATGCCAAAATAAAATAGCTTTTGAACACCAAAAGGACGCGCTAACGTCGCTAAACCACATCAGAAAGCTAAGAAGAAAGAAAAGACCGCTTAGGGTCTACCAGTGCGAGAAATGCCACAAATACCACCTAACATCGAAAGAGCTGTATGGAAGAAAGCCAAGAAAAAAAAGAAGAATCCACAAAAGCACTAGGAAGGCCATCAAAAATAAGTAATTTTATAAATATGATGCAGGTGGTTTTCGACGAATTAGAAAACGACACTGCAATTAGTCCAAACGGCTCAACCTTTTTTTTTACCGATGTTGAACTTTTTGAGATGGTAAATTTATCTTTACAGAAAGAAGATCAGATACACATGTCAACATTCCAAAAGTGGAAAGCTATGTCGCTAAAAGGCGACTCTGTTGACCACCCTGTTTTTGAGGATTTTTTACGCCTTATAAAAAAGGCCCAACTGAAACAGAAACGCGCACTCGGCCACAAGCTAGTTACTGACGATAGATGTTGGACGCGTTGGGCTTGGATTTTAGAGAGAAAATTTGATGATATGAACTTGAAACACAAAGCAGAAATCGAGGAAAAAAGACCGGTTACTTTTCCAAATATCATAATCAAAAAAGCTGAATGAGTGTATTTGGCGAAAATACCGTTTCGATAAGTTTATCACCAACACAAATAACAGCCTATGACCTACTGACCGATACAGTGACTAATGAGCTTGTTTTCGGCGGTGGTGCGCGTGGTGGAAAATCTTATCTTGGCTCATTTTGGGTAATTTCGGAGTGCATGGCTAAGCCCGGCTCGGCATGGCTTATAGCGCGTGAAGAACTGAAAGCGCTGAAACGTACCACTATGAGGACTTTTTTTAAGGTTATGCGGATGCTTGGACTTGAAAGGGATGTGCATTATAAATTCAACGCTCAAGATATGGTTTTGACTTTTGTGAATGGCTCGGTTGTTTTCTTTTCGGAGTTCAAGCGAATTCCAAGTGACCCAGAATTTGATCGTATCGGCTCATACGATTTGACTGGAGCTTGGATTGATGAGTCACAGGAGATATGCAAGGACGCTAAGGATGCCTTGCAGTTTCGTTTTACGGTGATGGAAGGTGAAAACTGGACTGCTGTACCCAAAACGCTCTACACTTGCAATCCATCGAAAGGATGGATTTATCGCGATTTTTGGAGGCCGATAATTAAGGAAAAAAAGAAGATAAAGCGCCGGGCATTTATTACGTCGCTATACACTGATAACCCTTGGATTGATCATAAAAAATATAAAGCAAATGTTTTAGCAACGCTTAACAAAGTTAAAATACAGCGTCTTTTGCATGGTAATTTCGAGTATGACGATGATGATAATAACTGGATTGAGTATGATTCAATTTTGGACTTATTCACAAACCCGGTTAGGCCCGGGCCTGATCTTTATTTAGTTTGTGATGCAGCAAGAAAGGGGCGTGATTTGGCGGTGATTCAGTTTTGGCGCGGCCTTGTTTGTAAAAAAACATGGACTTGGAAAAAGAATAAAACGCCGGACTTAGAGCGTGCTTTAATCCGGGCATCAGAAACGCTTGGTGTACCGCGCTCACATATTATAATTGATGAAGATGGGCTTGGTGGTGGCATCGTTGACCATATAGAAGGATGCAAGGGTTTCATAAATGGCTCATCACCTATCCAGCCGGAAGAATCCGAAGACGATGAAACACGTATCGTGAACTATGCAAACCTAAAAACACAATGTTACTCGGTGTTGGCAAATTACATAAACGATAGTAAAATCAGGATTGAAGGTTTAACCGAAGAACAAAAAGAAAAGCTTTGTGAAGAATTGGAGGTTGTCAAAGAGCGCAACGCCGACAATGATAAAAAAATTGAAATGATCAAGAAAGAAGACGTGAAAGAATTGCTTGGCCGCTCCCCTGATTTATCTGATACACTGATGATGCGAATGTGGTTTGAACTGAACAAGCAAGAAATAATACAAGGATTTTTAATTTAAAAATATGCCGCTAAAAATACCGTTTACTAATTTTTACATAGGCACAGCAAAATCCTTAGAGCCGATGCGACAAGCGATAATCGGTGGAGCTTATGCCGGCGGTAGCCTTTCGGAGTTTTTAGCTAATGGTGGGTATAGAATTGATATCAACACCCTCTATCATCTTTTTAGGAATAACGGCGATATGTGCGCGGCCCAAAGAAGAATTAACCGGGCTACCTTTCGTGACGGACTTAAAAAATCAATCTCTTTTGTCGATGCGAGAAACGAAGAAAGAGATATGAATAATTCAGAAAGCGCGGCGAAGGTTAGGTCGGTACTTGATAGCTCTTTTTTATCATTCCGTAGTGCTGTAAACAAGTGGCAAAGGGATAGGCGCGTTGCCGGAAATCATTATTTTTTAATCTTAAAAAACATCAGTGATGCAGTAATCGGACTGCAAAGCATTGACCCTAGGACAATGGCCGTTATTTGTGATGTGTCCGGCAATGTTTTGTATTACAAGCAAGAGGTGAACGGCCACAAAAAGATATTTTCAGTTGATGAAATTATCCACACGGTTTTTGACGAGTCAACTGAACACCCGGTTCTTGGCGTGTCGCCAATTGAAAGCATTGTTTGGGACGCTAGGGCTGAGCTTGCCAGTGCAAAAAGAAACTTCTATTTTTATGAGAATAACGCCGTGCCGTCGCATTTATATGTTGTTAAAAGAACTCTGACAGCGGAGAACGTGGCGAAGTTGCGCGATGAAGTTGAAAAGCAATTTAAGGGTGCTGAAAAATCGTTTAAGGGCGGCTTTTTACCGTACGTCGAAGATATAAAAACGATTGTGCCAAGTCAAAAAGAGATGCAGTACATCGAAAGCAGGAAGTTTACCAGCCGTAAAGTGTCGGTTGCGATGGGCGTTGATATGTTTTTGCTTGGTTATACGGAAGGCGTGCAACGGTCAAATGGTAAGATTATTGAACGGGATTTTTACGAAAACACAACAAGGCCGGATGAAGTTTATTTTGGGGAAGAAGTTCTCAATAAAAAGCTTTTGAAGGCTATGAATATTGAGGATGTGAAGGTCAAAACAGTGCCGTCAACGTATATCAGCGAAAGCGAAATCTATACGCGTAGCGTGGTTGATGTGCGTGCCGGAATTGTCACACGAAACGAGGCAAGAAAAATGCGAGGGATGCCACCATCAGAAAACGAGCTTGCTGATGAATTGATGATTGATAACAACCTGCTTGATGATCTAGGGCAAGACCTAACAACGATACAAAATGCTGTTACAGATAAAAACCTAGGTAGAGCCAAAGAAACTAAAACCCTGCTTAATGCGCGAAATAGCGAAAGGAAATCAATACTTTGAAAGGCGTTGTGAGCTTTGCGAAAAGGCTTTAAGATCAGTGAATGGGCGTGCTTTAAGACGAAAAGAGTTGAATTTAGAAAAGAAAGTTTACAATGAGCAGCAAAATCAGGCCGATGCTCTTTTGAAAAAGGTTAAATCGACGTATAACGATGCGCTTAAAAGCTTTAAGGCTGTTGTACATGGCCGAGTTTATGACTTTGAAACGAAAGACTTTGAGCAATCACTTGATGATATTTTTGCCGCGATTGACGATGCCGTTTTAATTAATATCGTGATAGATTCGAGCGCTGACGCTATGAAGTTTGGCGCTGATTACCGTATCGGTAAAATGTCACTCGGTGCGCTCGGAATCTCTTTTGATTTGGCCAATGAGCGCGCAACGGAATACCTAGCAACTGACAGGCCGCTTATTTTGGCGAATATGAAAGATACGGTAAAAGAACACATCAAGCCTATTCTCATTGAGGCCCAAAAAGCCGGAAAAAGTTATAACGAAGTGGCTAAAACCATCAAGGAAAATTTCGCATTTTCGCAAGAACGCGCACAGATGATAGCGACAAACGAAATCGGCCATGCTTACGAATACGGCAACCGCGTACCGATGGATGAGCTGAAAGAGCAGGGCTACACCGTTACAAAGCGATGGTCAACAACCGGTGACGATAAAGTAACGGAGCAATGCAATGACTATGCCGATTTAAAATGGATTGAGTTGGATGATACATTTATTTCCGATGCCGGAACGGAAGATCAGGAAGCGCCGAGAGATACAAACCCAAATTGTCGATGCACTACTCTTTACGAATACGAATAAAAGTGTTTATTATGTAAGCGACTACCTACACCCAAAAAAACCTATCCCCATGAAAAAGAAAATTCCTGTTGAGAATTTTGGTGAAAAGAAATTTTACTTTCAGACGAATTTTAATGAAGTCGAGAAAGCGAAAGATAAAGATGGCGATGCAGTCGGCACTATTATTCGCGGCTATGCTTCAACAAATGACACTGACAGAGTGAATGACATAATCGAGCCGGAAGCTTTTGCGGATTCGGTCAAAGGTGCTTATGCAGACAATCCAATTGTGCTTTTTCAGCATAAATACGATGAGCCAATAGGCAAGGCTACGAGTTTACAGATTGACAGCAAAGGGCTTTACATAGAGGCGATGATTGTTGACGATAAGATAGAGCCAAAACTACAAGCCGGCATCCTAAAGGCTTTTTCTGTTGGGTTTAGGCCAATTAAAGAGATTTATAAAACAGCAGATGGCAGATTGCTTGACCCCGACAATTGGGATGATTTAGACCGTATTATCTGGGACGATACCGTCATTAGAATAATAAAAGAGGTTGAACTTTTTGAAATTTCGATTGTATCAGTACCGGCTAATGCTACCGCTCTTTTTTCCCTTTCAAAATCGGTAGAGAATTATTTTGACGAAAGGAAACGATTATTAATTGATAAATTAAAAACCATGCCAAAACCTAAAGAAGAAAAAAAGGCCGATGAAAAAATAGAAGAAAAAGACGGTGTTGCAGCCGCGCAAAATGAAGAAGCCGAAAAGGCTGAAGAAAAAACAGATGAAAACGATTCAGAAAAGGTTGAAAATCAAGAAAATTCAGACAGTGAAAAAGAAACTGTTGATGAAAACGCTGAAAGCCAAACCGGTGAAAAAGACGGTGAAAGCAAAGGTGGCGAAAAAAACACCGATAGCGATGAGTCAACAGAGGAAGACGGCCAAGAATCCGAGGATGAAAAGGCGCTTGGATTTAAAGTTACAAAAAAAGAAGTGACAAAGGATAATTTTGTCAAAGCCCTTGTTCTTGTTAATAAGCTCACCGAAAAAGTTGCGGAGCTTGAGGAAGTCATTGCTAAAAGCCCTGTTAATATGGCTATGGCTGGCGGTGAAACATTTGAAAGTAAAGCACATGGTGCTAGTGCTGACCCTTCAAAAGAGGGGACAATTGAAGGCATGAGCGTCAAGGCTTGGCTTAATAAAAAGGCCGGACTGTAATTCTATTTTATTTAAAACATTTTTTAAAAATTAAAACTATGAGCGAAGTTAAAACAATGGAGGGGTTACTACTCCTAGCACAAGAAAAGAGTGAGGCGCACAAAAAATCTAAAGAAATTCACGTTAAGATTGAAGGGAAGTCCGCTGAAAACGTAGCGCCAGCAAATAATGCGGAATGGTACAGCGAGGATGGAGTCAAGAATGATATTCTTGATCTTACATACAAGAATGATTCGGCAATGAGTCTTTTTCAAGCCGGATTACAAACAAATTCTGGCAGTTTGCCGGATAGCTATCCAGTGCCATACAATATTACTTCACAAAAAATGAAGTCAAAAACTGTATGGGTTGATGAGGGGCGGCCAGGCTTCGACAACAAGGCGCTGACAAGCGCGAAGGGTACTATTACTCAAAAGCCTCTTATTCTCCAAGCCGGTGTACCTGACGAAATGATTGACACTGCACTTGATAAGGATATTTTGGCTTTCGTAAAAAATGAGCTTGTGAAATCAGCACAGCGCACAATGCTTGATATGTTCATCAATGGTGACATTGAAGCCGGTGCGACTGGAAACGTGAATTCAGATGATCAATTGCCAGCAACAACTTTCGCTGATGGTGCTGCTGATTGTACTTTGTTGCTTGACGGTTTGCGTGCGGACGCAATCGCAAATTCAAATACTTATGATGTATCTGCTCTTGATCTTGATGATACAATCGCGGTTAGAAAGCTTTTGGGAAATCGTTATTCTAACGATCTTAAAAACCTAGCGACACTTTGGAATGTAGATACTTGGCTAACAGCGTTGACAGATGACGCAATCAAGCTCGCGATCAATACAAGTCAACAGGCCGGAATTGATGGCGGCCAGCCTCTACCATTTGGAGGGATGCACGCTACAAGCGATCTTGTGAGATTAACCGAGGCAGACGGTAAGGAATCCGGCGCTACACCATCGAATAATGTAAAAGGACAATTCATCACTTTCTATATGCCAGCGGTAGTTCACGGCTTTGGAAAAGGATTTATGCTTGAAGTGGAACGCGTGCAGGGGTATGGCTTTGAGATCACTGCAACAATGAAATGGGGCTTTGATATTGTTGACGCTGCTAATACCGTTGCAATCGGGCGTGACGTTACTGTTTAGGATTTCAGATACTAGGCGCAATTTTTGCGCCTAGCTCCAAGGTTCTAAATTAAACAATTAATCAATCTAAAAATGAGCACACAAGTTTTTTTAAGATCAAAATCAGATGAAGTTATGCAAGCGCGTATTTATTCCAACGGAAATAAAGTTGAATTTAAGCCGGGAGTAGTGCGATTAGCGGACTTACCAAGAGCCTTAAACCTATCAAAAAGATATTCGAGATTTTTTGAGATAGTGAATTATGATGAATTGACAGAGGATGAGCTTGCAGAGTGCCAAGCGTTTACCGATGGTCAAAAAGAAGAAAAGGAGCAAACAGAAAAAGGGATTGCTAGAGATGCCGAAAAGGCCAAGGAAAAAGCCGAGAAAGCAGCGAAAAAGGCAGCACAGGAGGCGAAGGCAGCGAAAGAAAAAGGGAAAGGGGAAAAGGCGAATGAGGATGCAAAAAATGATGATATAGACAAGCAACTTGATGGACTTGATGACTTGGCCGGTGAAGGTGAAGGTGAAGGTGAAGGTGAAGGTGAAGGTGACTCAAACGTAGACGATTCAGAAAAGAAATAATTTTATAAAACAATTCAACAATGAAAGATTTTAAGCAAATAATTGAAGCCATTGAACAACGTGCATCGGGTTCAATCGAGGTGCTTGATTATACTGGCCTTATTGGAGCTAATGCGACTGGAACGGTTGCAGTTGTTGACTACGCTGAATTAATTGGAACTGCTGCAACTGGCACAATCACCATTGTTGATTATACAGCTTTGGCCGGTGCGGTTGTGACCTTCAACGGAAATACATACACCGAGGGTGTAGACTTTACTGCTGCAACAAGTAACGAGGCGACAGCCACAAGCCTAACATCTGCTATTGATGCCGGTGAGGCTAATTTTTCTGCTGCTGCTGTTGGCGCTGTTATCACTGTTGACGCTGACACCGTAGGAGTTGCCGGAAATGTGGCCATGAGTTCTGATGCAGGGGTAAATATCACTTTTTCAGCGGCAACATTAGAAGGCGGCACAGATCACTCTACCCTTACGGTTGACGGCAATGCCTTAGTACAAGGTACGGATTTCACCGCCGAAACTAGCAATGATGTTACTGCTACTAACCTTGCGGCGGCGATTGATTTGATTGCCGGATATTCAGCGGCGGCGGTTGGGGCTGTTGTCACAATCACTTATGACACCGTAGGAGTTGCCGGAAATGCAAAGGCAATATCGACAAATGACGCTACTAATTTAACTCTATCCGGCGCGACTTTGGCCGGTGGTATAGATCATGGCACAGTAACGGTCAATGCAACTGTTTTAGTACAAGGTACGGATTTCACCGCCGAAACTGATGAAGACACAACCGCTACGAATATTGCCGCAGCTATAGACTTGATTGCTGGGTATACGTCTACCGCTACCACTGCAACCGTTTCGATTTTGGTTGATGCAGCCGGTACAGCCGGCAATGTGGCCTTAGAAACAAATAAGCCCTCTGACCTTACTCTTTCAGGTGCTACTTTGGCTGGTGGCCTTGCTGCTACCTATACTGATGCCTTTGAGGTTTATAATGACAAAGAAGGTTTTGATTTTATCGATTATGTTGCGACGATTTCAGCAGTGACCGCCAACGGCGTGACAATTACGCCACAAGTTTCATATGATAAAGGAACTTGGATTGATAGGACTGCATTGACCGAAATAACAGCTAATGGAAGCGTCGAAGATACCATATCGACACCTAAAGCATTTGTGCGTTGGAAGATTGTACTAAGTGGCGCACCCCTCACCGTGCAGATTCAGGCGGCGACACAAAGAGGCGAAAGACTGGCCACACCAAGACAGGGAAATAAAGACGTTGCGGTGGCTGGCACAGCCGTTGCGCTTTCGGCAACACCAATATTCGCGAAAAAGGTTTATATTAGTATGAAATCGACAAATGTCGGAAAGGTATTTGTTGGTGGTGTTGCAGTCGATGAAGATAATGGCGCGTATTTCTACGCGACCACGACAATAGAATTTAAGAACGTAAACCTAGCAGAAATCTACATTGATTGTGAAAGTGGCAATACTGACGGCGTGCAATATACTTATCTATCTTAATCACTACGACATGAGCAAGTTTTTTAATAAATTTTTAGCAAGTGCGATTTTAGTTGTATTGCTTAGTGGCACGGCTTTTGCGGCTGCACCAAACTTTTTCAAGCCCTCTGGCAGTGGATTAGTGCCAGCAACACCATTTGACGAACTCGGCACAAATGCCGCGAGGTGGGCCAAGGGGTATTTTACCGACCTTGATGTTAGTGGCGTGTTTACTTTTGGCGGCATAGCCTCTGGCAGCTTTGATCTGAACGGAA